CACTATACCGTGAATGATTAGAGAAGAAAAAATAGAAGCCATAACGCCAAAAACCCCTATAAACATGAAAGCCATAGATACATTTGCAATTTTATTGTATTCTTCTGCAATTTTATTGTATTTTTCTACAATCTTGTCGTTTTTTTCTGTTGAGTTAAAATTTTTCATTATTTACCCTTATTTATATTGTTAGTATTCAAGCTTTAGCTTTCAATTAAAAAGCTTAGATCAGCATCGGACTTGAACCACTCACTCCTAATATTGTGAGGAGCTAATATTTTATGTGCCAAAGCCTCATCCTTAAACCCTTCAATTGCTAAGTGCTGATGAATAAGCTTTAAATTATTCGGGTTGCCTATATTTAATTGATTTATTCTTTTTTCTGGGTGCTTACTTATTCCTACCTTGTAATTACCAGAGACACTTTCTTGAGCTATATATATGTACATATCTGGTTCGTCAATGTCTATATCCTTAATGCTTTTAAGAATTGTAGAAAATGAAACACCATCTTTAAACTGAGATATTATTGATTCTTTCTTTAAAGTAGCCTTCCTACCTGTGAAGGACATACATAACATCATTGCAGCATCCAAAGTCATAAAGTAACAAGTTATTTTTTTATTTTGACTTGAAGTGTAATAACCTTTTATAAAATTGTGCTGTCTAAAATCTTCACTACAATCAAGCTCTGCAATACTTTTTAAAACCACACGATGAACTTTGCCGAATACATCAGCAATTATTTTTGAGGTAGTTGATAACTGGTCAGAATCACTTTTAACTATTTGCATAAATCACCCTTATTAATTAAGAGTGTTTATTATGGACTATCTAATCTTTACAGTCAATTTATTTGCTTTTCTTTTAATTGCTGATACTCGCTGTTATCGGGTATCGTTATTTTAAAACCTCTATCTAAGCAAAAAGATTCTATTTTGTTTAAGTAGAAATGCATTTCACCAACGTCTAGCTTTTTTGTTGATTTAATGCTTACATGCTCATTAATTACCTTTTCAGGGCAATAGTATTTTTTAAATATTTCGTGCAATATTTCAGGATCGTTTGACACATCCCATTGCTTTGCTATTTCGCCTAACCACTTCCAGTACAAACTATTCTGACTAAGGCTACGAGACTCACGCCAAACCTTTATACTAACCCTAAATGATTTATTAGGGCTAGCGGTCACAAGCTTGGTTAACTGTGCTGTAAAATAGCCTAGTGAGCTTATAGTTAGCTTAAAGTCTTTCAATACTAAGCCTCGTTAATCATGTAGGTAAAAGCTTTTTTTCTTGCTGCCCCAGAGACTTTCTCCCCTTTTTTTAACACGCCATCACGTACAAGTTTTTGCAGAATACTACTAACAGACTTTTTGCATAAACCTAACTCATCAGCTATTAAAGTTGAAGGTATAGCGCCTCTATTAGAAATAACCTTTTTTATCATAACCCGGTAAAGCTTACCCTTTTCAACTGTACACATCTTAAACTCACCCTGTGCACTTTGGCCCGCCTCGTAATCATCCAAAGCACCATCAGGTTTAATAATTTTAAAAGCGTCAAAATCTAGTCGCATAAGTCTGACTCCTTAACAAAAACACCGTCAATCATCTTGCCTTTACGGTCTTTAATGTCGTTGTAAGCATGAGATAAACACTCTTCAATAGTTAACCCGCTTTGCTCAGCAATTATAGTTAAAACCACCATGCAGTCTCCTATATCATCAATCGGCGACTTACCTTTGCATAAACTATCTGATAACTCGCCAACTTCCTGTATAAGCTTCAAGCATTGATCTTTAGGGCCAGCACCTTTTATAAGGTTTCTATCATTGGCCCAGCTAATTATGTTATTAAAAATTTGTTCTAGTTTCATTTTTGATACTCGTTAAAATAGTTGTTTTGAAATGCTGATACTCTATGTATTACTCTGCTGTAATAAGACTCAGAGGCATCTTTTATTATCCTTCTACACTCAGAATAAAGCGCCTTATCTTTGGTTCTGTCGCGTATTATTTTGCACGTTTTAGATATTTTAATTGCTCTCTGTTTATCAGTTAAAAACTTGTGTGCTTGATTACACAGTAATATTGTTAACGTATCGCTTTTTATTTGTTCTGCGCTCATTCTTTACCCGTCCATACAAATTTAGTGCTATGACCTTTTGATGTTTCAATTCTAAGATATCCTTGACCTTCCAGTATTCTAGCCATAGCGATCGCTTTATTACGTCCTATCCCTGCAAAATCTTTTATCTGTGCAGTGGTAGAGGTTTTAAACATTTGAACGGTCATGCGTATTTTTTCAATGTCAGTTTTGCCGTCAAGCTTACGGTTGTCGTGTTTGTTTATAGTGCCTTTTTTTATTGGCCTTTGAACTACTGGTATAATTTGAGGCTTGCCACCGTTAGCTAAAAACTGCTTATATTCACGCTGGCAACGCTCATGTTCATCATTTCTTTTCTTTAATACTTCATTCATTGTTATTATCCTTGTTGATTGAAAACTTCACACGACTCTGAGCAAGAGTTGGTTTCAATCATCTTACTACCGCGAATACGTGCTTTTATTTCTTGACCTGTCGAGCCGTCAAAGGTTGCTATTAATTCAGGCAATGTTTTTTGCTTTCTGTACATATGCATTGAATTACGGCCGTCTTTTTTATTTCTATCTGGCGCAGCTTCTACCATATCAAGCCACTGCATATAAAGCTCTGGCTCGTCACGTTGAGCGGCTGCAAGTTTAAGATTTGATTTTTTAAAACAAAATACACAATTACCTAGCCACTCATCAATACCTAAATCAAATGGCATTTTAGACCAGTAATTTAAAATATCTTGCTTTTCTGCATCCGTTATTTCAGCCATGTATTTTAATGTTTCTTTTTTGCCGATACCGCCTAATCTTCTAGGTTCATCCGCACGAATACCAATCCAAGTTTGATAATTACCTTTTCCGTATTTATCATTACAATATTTGTCGTGTGTTTCTTCTTTCATTCTTGATGTACACCACCCACTAGCTACGGTTGGAGTGCCGTATTTGTCAACCATATTTTTATATGGCTTTAGGTCTGCGCAAATATCATTTATAGATACTATTTTATAAGAATGACCCTTGCCTAATGGCTGTTTAAAATCGCCTCGCAAACAAGTTAAATTTAAATCAAAATGCTTATTAACTTTTCTAATAAACTCATATGTTTTTGGATGTTCCGCACCCGTGTCCATGAAAATAAAATCAACATTATCTCTCCCAAATTTATCAATCATAACCTTACACAAGTAAGCGGATGTGCGACCACCGCTAAAGCTGACTACCTTTTTCATTGTTTATTATCCTTGTTGATTAGACTTAAACGTCATGTAGTTTTTAGCCTTGTACAAATCCCAATCACTAAAGCCGAGCATTTTTAAATCTTTAATAATATTGGCAACACTATCAGCAAGCCAAGCGGAAACAATAACGCCCGGTACTGGAAGCGTCATATCGCTAGTAATGTTATCTTCATAAGAGCGAGTGTAAGCAAAGCCCGTATCAGTAGCCTTGATTGCATAATGTAATTTATCAGTATTAAGTTTTAACATCTGTTCAAATCCTTGTTTGCCTTAATTGAGGCTAACTTTAGCAATTAGGTTTTATGGTGTCAACACTTTTGTATAAATAAAAATATATACAAAGTTATTTACACGGTTATATTTATATGTAATACTCCGTTTGTAATTTAATTAATGAGGTTTATAAAATGAAAATGTTACCGGTAAAGTTTAGTGATACTCAGGCTGTAAAGATTAAAGATCTTGTTGGTGTTGTTGGTATTGATAACAGCAAAATAGCAAGGGCTGCTATGCGTTTAGGTATTCAACAAATACAAGCGTTAGCTGCAAGAGACTTAGAAAAGGCTAAGGATTTAGTTTTAATTAATGATGCTCGCTCTAAATAGCAAGCAAAAAAAATGCGCCCGTCCAAAGCGCATAATTATAGCAACGAGGTAATTATAACATGAGTTCAGGCTGGGTTAAACTCCACAGAAAAATAACAGAATGGGAGTGGTACAGCGATGTAAACACTACCAGAGTATTTTTGCATTTGCTTGTTGTTGCCAACCATAAAGATAAAAAATGGCGCGGCATAGACATAAAAAGAGGGCAGAGATTGACATCAATTTCGGCTTTATCAAAGGAAACAAACTTAACAATTAAGAATATTCGCACCGCAATAAAAAGGCTAAAATCGACAAACGAAGTGGCAAGCCATAGCACAGCGCAACACACTGTTTTCACTATGGTTAATTATGATTTATACCAAGAAGAGGCAAGCGAAACGGCAAGCCAAGGGCAAGCAGATGGCAAACAAGGGGCAACAAACAAGAATGTAAAGAATGAGAAGAATGTAAATAAAGATATATATCAGCAAATAGCTGATGCATACAATGAAGTTTTTCCGCATTTGCCTCAAGTGGTGAAAGTTAGCCAGAAAAGAAAATCTCATATCTCAGCAAGCATCAATGAGTTTAAAAAAGATTTTGGGTTTGATAATCCTGACAACTGGAAAAGCTTATTCTATCATGCAGCAAAAAGTGATTACCTAATGGGAAAAGTGAACGGGTGGTCTATGAATTTTGATTTTGTAATAAACAAAACTAACTTATTAAAAATAATTGAAGGCAATTACGACAATGTTTAAAGAGTCACCACACAACCAGAATGCAGAAAAAGCGATACTAGGTGCATTACTAACAGATAGTAACAATCAATCATGCAGACAAGCGCTTGATATGATGGATTCGTCAGCGTTTTACCTGCAAAGCAACAGAGTTATATTTGATACTATCAAGAGAATGTCACAAGATGACTTGCACATTGACACGATAACCGTGACAGAAAAGCTGAAGGCAGACGGCAACGAAAACATATCAGGAGGTTATTTTTATATTTCAGAACTACCAAGATCTGTGACAAGTTTGGCGCTAACAACTGTGCACGTTAACCTTGTAAACAAAATAGCTACAACAAGGGAAATAATAACAACAGCGCAACAGGCGATTGAGCATTCTGAAAACCTTGATCCAAACGAATTAATCGAAATGATAGAAAACAATTTAAGAGCTATCACTTCAAAAGATACAGGCAAGGAAGTTAGCCATATTTCAGATTTTGGCGAGAACTGGGCTGATAAACTAGATCAACGCGTAAATAGTGGGGGCGCTATAAGCGGATTAGAGACGGGAATATCTCAACTTGATGAAAGACTATCAGGTTTTGATTTAGAGGGTTTAATCGTGCTTGCTGGGCGTCCTAGTATGGGTAAAACATTAATGGCTCAAACGATAATGGATTTTGTAGGCGGCCAAGCACAAAAAAACTGTTTATTTTTCTCTATGGAAATGAGCGACAAGCAAGTTTATGAAAGATTCATATCAAAAACATCAGGCGTATGCCCTAAAAAAATAAGAAGCGGTAAAGGGCTTGACGATCAAGATTGGGGCAGACTAACTGCTGGTATGGGTTACGTTAACAACAGTAAAATATTTGTTGATACTGATGCAAAACTATCAGTCGCACAGATTAGAGCTAGAGTGCGCAGGCACGCATCAAAAAACGGCAACATTGGCTTAATAGTTATTGATTACCTTGGCCTTATGGCTATGCCTAAAGCAGCCAGTTTAACAATATCAATAGGCGAAGTTACATCAGCGTTGAAAAGCTTAGCTAAAGAGATGAAAACGCCAATATTATTACTAGTACAAGGTAGTCGAACAATGGACAAAGGCGGTCGCCCGGTAATGAGCGACTTAAAAGATTCAAGCTCTATTGAAGCTGATGCGGACGTTGTTTTATTTGTTCACCGTCAAGAAGTGTTAGATCCTGACACAGAGTTAAAAGGCGTGACAGAGTTGATAATCGCAAAGGACAGGCATAACGATGGCAACGGAACAGTATATTTAACAAAGTGCAGCGGTGGGTTTAAAGAAATAAGCGAGCAAGAAGTTGCAGAGATGAAGCATAGAGAAGAGACAAAAAACCAACCGCCACAAAGAGGTTATCCAAAAAGATGATTATACAAGCCAATATGCAAGCGCAAAAACATTTTAAAAATAACATGGGGTTTAGTATTGCTGATGCAGAAATAAAACTAAGAAATATGAAAGAAAACACAGAAGAGCTATGGGCGCTAAGATGCACTCTTAATGGCTTTTGCTCACAAACAAATGAAAAAATAAATTTATCGGATGATGATAAAAAAGTAATACAACAACGAATAAATGAATTATTAATTAAATAGGAGTTATAAACATGAATTTTGAATTAAATCACATAAGCAATAGACTTGTTGAGGTTACTGTTGATGAAGTTGATACAGGGATATTAAATAAAAAAGAAGCGCTTGAATTGGCTAAGAAGTTAATATCTTTAGCTAACGAGTTATTAGAGGTTGAAGATTAAATAGGAGTTATAAACATGAGTAACTTAAAACACCAACACAATAGAGGTTAGTATGGAAGATAAAGAGCTAAAAGAGATAGATGATTTTGTTATTGAGTTAAGAAAAATGGCGCATGCTATTTACTTAGCTTGTGATGCAGAAATGGCGGCAGACGTTAGCCTTAAAACAAACAAGGCATGTAGATTAATAAATAAGTTAACGCAACAGAATGTTAATTTAAAATATGATTTAGAGCAACACAATAGAGGTTAATAGAATGGAATGGTTAATAGTAATAAGTGTTATTTTTAACATTATCTTGGCGTTACTAACTGGTTTTTTTGCAGTATTAAAGATGCGTTCAGATAACGAGGCATTTCACGCTACACAAGAATGGAAAAGATGGGAAGAAAGATTTTACGAGGCACAAGGAAAGGCACTGGACGAACATGGATTGTTTATAGCTCCAACTATGGGCGAGTTTGGCAAGATGGTTATTAAAAAACACAATAGAGGTTAATAGATATAAAAAAGCCCCGGTTAAGGGGCTAATCATTATATGCTGGTATGAAATATAAAATAATATACATCATTAAATTGCCTAACCATTCAGTCATTGCTTTTCCTTGATGGTCTGTAAAAAGTATCCGCTGGCGTTTCTTTAACAATCATTATTTAGTTACCTTTTTATATTTAGCCATAATTAACTCATTAACAACCGATTGCTTATTAGCGCCAAGGTTGCCACGTTTCTTTTCTGATTCAACAATGGATTCTAGCATTGTGTGAACGTTATCTAATAATTTAACTTGCTTCATAGTATTCCTTAATTGTAAGTGATTATTGAATTTTACTTAATTTAAAATAAAAGTCAAATATAAGTTGACTATCACGACAGTTAGTATAATATTAACGGCATAGGAGTTAAGCAACCCCGCTGGTGGTATCCCGTCAACTTCTACGAACAAAATGACTAAGCCATAACCAGCAACTAATTATTAATGAGAGATTAAAGCAATGAACTTACACAATATCCCACAAGACAAAACAATAGCAGATTACTGCTTGACGTTAGTAAAGATTGAGCTTTTAGAGATTGCCGAAGAAATTGCAGGTAACAACACAACCGTAAACGCTATTAACGGCTCTATCTGGAATAGAGTTGAGTTTATAGATGAGTATTTAGAGGGTGCAGAATAATGAGTAATGATATTTTTAAGGTATTAAATAACGTTGATGTAATGCCATTAACAAAAGAAAAAGGTAAATTTAAATACCTTTCATGGTCTAACGCAGTGAGAGAGGCTACAAAACTTTTTCCTGATATGTCATGGCAGATGACCAAATGGGATTATTTACCGTATTTAAAAACAGAATTAGGTTATTTTGTTGAGTGTACAGTAACTATTAATGGTATTTCAAAAACGCAAATGATGCCCGTTTTAGACTTTAAAAACCAAACAGCTACAGCTCCAAAAGCTAACGACATAAATAAAAGTCAAATGCGGGCGTTAACTAAAGCTATTGCTTTACATGGCTTGGGGATTGACTTGTGGGCTGGTGAAGATATAAACGGAGAATATGAGGGAGACGGTTCTACAAAAATTGAATTAACTATTAGTGCTGAGCGAGTGGAAGAATTAATCCCTTTACTTTGTGACGAGTCAGGACATTACACAGAAAAAGGTAACAAAATCAGAAACGGTTACAAGTTTAATAACATCAACGAAATACTAGAAAAAGACTACCAAAAAATATTGAAGGCTGCATCATGAGAATTATAGAAACTTGCGAACAAGGGAGTGCTGAATGGCTAGAAATGCGGCTAGGAAAAGTAACCGCCTCAAGAGTAGGAGACGTCTTATCAAAAGGGCGTGGAACTTCACCAAGTCAAAAGGCAAAATCTTACATGATGGAGTTAATAGCGGAGACACTTACAGGGCAATCAAAGCCGTTTTTTGAAAATGATGCTATGCGATGGGGTACAGAAACAGAGCCGCAAGCCCGTTCGATGTATGAAATAAACAACGACTTTGTGACAGTCAAGGAAGTTGCTTTTATTGAATTAAACGAGTTTATAGGCGTATCACCTGATGGCTTAGTGGGTGATAATGGCTTACTTGAAATAAAATGCCCTACAACAACAACGCAAATAAACAGGGCATTGTCTGACGATTACAGTTCAGACTACAAAGCACAGATACAAATGCAGCTTTGGGTTAGTGGGCGCCCATGGTGCGACTTTGTTAGCTTTGATCCAAGGCTAGATTGTGAGGCAAGTTATTTGCAACAGCGCGTTATGCGTGACGAGGAATATATAAAAGAAATGCAAGATAAAGTATTTTCTTTTGTAGAAAAGAAAAACGAATTAATAAAACGATTAACTAAATAGGAAAGATAAAATGCATATTGTACATGGCGAACTAAGAAAAGCACCATACGTTAAAACTGGAATGGGCCAAGACGGACAGACCACAATGTTTATAATCGAATTATCAGAAATGATAAAGGACCGCCAAACAGGCGAAAAGAATTACACTAATTACAGCGCTGCTATTTTTGCAAAGTCACCTGCTCAAATTGATTACTACAATACTTCATTAGTTGAGGGTAATTACGTTGTGGTTAATTGCGAAAAGCTAAAAGTAGATGTTAGTGAGAGCAACGGCAAACAGTATATTAAGCTACAAATGGAAAACGCACGACTAGAGGGAGCAAAGTATATTGAAGCTAACCAAGCAGGCTTTCAGCAAGCACCAGCACAGCAGCAATATCAACAACCGCCGCAAAATCAGGGAGGGTTTAACCAGCAACCACCTCAACAGTCAGCACAATGGCCGCATGGAAACCAAGGTCAACAGCAACAAGCACCTAATTTTCCACAGGACAACACACCATCTTTTTAAACAATAACTATACAGGCTAAACAAGGGGTAATTATGATTAGAGCGGAAAAACAATTTATAGCAGCTATGTTGATTTTTTGTACTTGTATTGGGGGAGGGTTGGCTTATATTTCTTACG